CTATGTCTTAAAGATCCAGCATCGTATTATGGAAAACCATCTGGAGATGCTATTGATATTATTAACGTTGCTATTAACGCACAACAGGCTAAGAACGTATTCTTTAAAGGTTTTAAAACAAAGATTGAAAAGTCACCATGGTTTGCTGGAAAGTATAATCCTAAAGCAGACTCAATTGAGTTTGACAAAGCAATTACTGTTTATTCTGGACACTCCGAAAGAGAGTCACACGAAGGTTTAAACTTGTTCCTTGCAGTGCTTGATGAGATTTCTGGTTTTGCATCTGAAGTTGGAACTGGTAATGAACAAGGAAAGACTGCCGATAATATCTATAAGGCATTTCGTGGTACCGTAGATTCTCGCTTTCCAGATCTGGGTAAAGTAGTTTTACTTTCATTCCCACGATATCAGGGTGACTTTATTTCACAAAGATATGATGGAGTAATTGCTGAAAAAGAAACAATAGAACGTAGACATAAGTTTGTTATTAATGAAGAACTTCCAGAAGGACCAGATAATGAATTTGAAATTACATGGGAAGAGGACCACATCCTTTCTTACAAGATTCCAAAAGTCTTGGCTCTTAAACGTCCAACATGGGAAGTAAATCCTACTCGTAAAATAGATGATTTTAAGATTGCATTTTTAACGGATCTTGGTGATGCAATGATGCGTTTTTTATGTACACCAACATATTCATCTGATGCATTCTTTAAACAAAAAGACAAGTTAATAAAATGTATGACATTGGCAAACCCTGTTGATAGTTTTAGAAGATTCTCAGAAAACTTTAAACCAGATCCAGACAAGGTTTATTACATACACGCTGACCTTGCACAAAAACACGATAAGTGTGCGGTAGCAATTGCACACGTAGATAAATGGGTAAATATTCAGGTAATTAAAGATTATGAACAAGTAGCCCCAATCGTAATAGTAGATGCTGTTGCATGGTGGGAACCAAAATCAGAAGGTCCAGTTAATCTTTCTGAAGTAAAGCAATGGATTATTAATCTACGTAGACAAGGTTTTAATATTGGCATTGTGTCTTTTGACCGTTGGCAATCATTTGATATTCAAAATGAATTAAAAGCAGTAGGAATAAGAACTGATACTGTTTCTGTTGCTAAAAAACATTATGAAGATCTTGCAATGATGATTTATGAAGAGCGTGTTGCAATACCTATGATTCCGCTATTGTTAGAAGAAATGTCAGAGTTAAAAATAATGAAGGGTAATCGTGTTGATCACCCTAGAAAAAAATCTAAAGACTTGGCAGATGCTGTGTGTGGCGCTGTCTTTGGTGCTATTTCTCACACACCAAAGGATACTAATCTTGAGATTGATATCCATACCTGGTCTTCCTCTACACGACTTGCAGAGAAGCAGAAGGCTATGGTAGAATTGGATAACAAGGAAATGCCTGAAGATGTCAGGGACTTTCTTGATAGATTAAACATAATATAAACTAAACAAGGAGAAAGATGAATTCATTTAAGAAGATCGCACTTGTTACGGCTGCAGCAGTAGCAAGCACATTCTTTGTTGCAGTTCCGCAGGCTCAAGCAGCAGTAACTAACGGATACGTACTATCCGATTCGTTGGCTGCAGGTGCTCGTGGAGTAACAGTATTGGCAGACACAACCAAGGCAGAGGCTGGAGTTAACGCAGTACTTGCTTTAACAACTAGCGAGTCTTTGGCTGCTACAGCAGACGACAACCTCTCACTAGAGATTTCTGGTCCTGCAACATTTACTGATTACACAGCAGCAGGATCAAACCCTACAGGGGTAACGCTTACCAATTTAGGTAAAACATTTACATTTACAGCAACAACTTCAACAGCAGTTGTATTGCCTACAAATGTTAAGTTAACTGTTAACGGTGCAGGCACTGTAACAGTAACTCAAAAGAAGAAGGTTGGATCAACCACTTCTACAGTTGATATCAAAACAATTTATGCTGGAACTGTTGCAAAAACAGATATTCTTTCTGTAGCAAACAGTTTTGGACGTGTTCAAGATACATCAACACAAGGAACTCTCGCTTCTAGCGTAGATGTTACTGGATCAACAACAGTTGTTAATGGTGGAACAGGATATGTAAACGTTCTTGCAAAAGACGCATATGATGCTACCCTCTCAACAAATGGTGTCCTACAAGCATCTGTTACAGGTGGAGCAATTGTTGCATGGGACGGTGCTCCAAGCACTCAAGTTTCATTTGCTGCAAAGACTGGTGTAGGTGGAGTTCTTCATATTAAGCAGGGTACTGCTAATGAGAACAAGCCAGTAGCAACAACAATTACAGTTTCATTCAATGGAACAGTATTGACAACTAAGTCAATTACATTTACTGGACAGGCTGCATCTATTGTAGTTTCAGGTGAAGACATTGCACAAGCAGGCGGAACTCGCACAGGAACCTATGACTTTGTAGTCAAGGATGCTGCTGGTAATCAACTAGCATCAATCACTCCAACTGCTGATACTGCAAAATATGACGCACAAGTAACTGCTGTTTCTGTTGCTGGAGCATCATCTGCTACAGCAGTACAAACTGGTGGATGGACATGTGCTGCTACATCAGGATCAACAAAGGTACGCATTAAGCATACTCTTGCAGATCTTTCAGTCATCTACTCAAATGAGTTTGATGCACGTTGTGGTCAAGGTGTTAATAAGTACACAGCAAAGTTTGATAAGGAATCATACCTTCCAGGCGAAATTGCAAAATTAACTGTATCAGCAACTGACGTTTCAGGCGCTAAGGTACATGATGCAGCAACTCTTGGAACTGGAGTAGCAATCTCTGCTGGTGGAATGACACTAGTTGGAACAGCAACTTCAACAGATACATTTGCAAACGGATCAAAGACTTATCAGTTTACCGTTGGTAATAATGCTGGAGCATTCAATGCAGTAGTTGATCTACCTGCATATGTTTCAACAGATTCTGCTAAGGTAGTTTCATACAAGGTGGCAGAATCAACTGCTACTGTATCTAATGCTGAAATCCTAAAGATGATCGTTGCACTTATTGCAACAATCAACAAGCAAATTACAGCACTACAGAAGTTGCTTCTAAAGAAGTAAATTCTTAATAAATTAGGGGGCAGATTAATTTCTGCCCTCTTTTTTATTACACTTTTGTTGTTTAATTAAATAAAAAATGATATAATTAACCATATAATTAAACATAGGAGTTAGCCCCCAAATTGAATAACCTAAAGCGCAAACTATTAATAGGCTTTGGGGTTGGGCTATGTGTAACAGTTTTTGGAATTATGGCTCCAGATCATGCTGGCGCTACAGAAAATCAAGAACAAGTTGTTGTTAGCCCTGCTCAACAAGCAGTTAACTCTGCCCTTGCTACTGCTACAACAGAGGTTCAACAGGCCACTACAGCCACAAACAATGCCATAACAGAGATAACACAAGCACAAACAGAATATTCTCAAGCCCAAGGTATCACTGCGGAGGTAGCATCAAAAATATCTTTGGCTAATGCAGAAATAAATAATGTTCAAACCGCTATTAATACTATTAGCAATGTTGATTTATCTGTTACATCAATAGATCAAAGTTCTCAGGTGGTTCAAGATGCAAAGGCTACAGTAACTGTTGCAACAACCGCTATAAATAACATAGGAACACAAATAACAGAGGCTCAGACAGCAATATCTGAAGCAGTTGCTGCAAAAACAGAAGCATCTACAGCACAGGCAACTGCTCAAACAGAATTAACTCAAGCAAACCTTGCTATTGATGCTGCTCAAACTGCAGTAAACAACTTACAAGCAACAATTGGAACAACTACAAATGTTTTGGCTGGAGTAGATGACGCTGGAGTAAGAATGAGTTTACCTTTTGGAATGCAAATGGGCGGAACAGTTTATAATGATGTTTATGTAGGATCAAATGCAACAATAACATTTGGTGTAGATCAAGGGTGGGTTTATTATCAAACTCCAGATGCCCCATCAGTTTCTATTGCTGGATGGGACTGGACAACCTGGAGCACAGGAACTGGAATTACATATTCAACTACTGGAACAAGTCTGGACATTGCTTGGGACTTAAGGCCTTATCCACAACAAGATGCTTCTACTCAAATGGTTCAAATAAGATTTAACGCTGATGTTAATCCAAATGATGGAGCATGGATGGCAAACGTAACTGCAGTTGGACCAATACCAGGTGGAGCAAGATTTAATTACAGAGAAACAACAAATGGTGCTGTTACAGAAATTACTGATACAAATACTGGTACTGGATTTGCGGGACAAATAAGTCAAGGTACATCATTTACTCCATATGTAGATCCAAATACTTCAACAGTTCAAGCAGCAGTAGATGCAGCAAATGCAACTATTACACAACTTAACCAAAGTCTTTCTCCAGTTGTTGCACAAAACACAACAAATACTTCTAATATAAATGCAATTAATACAACATCTTTAACCAATACCGTAAACTCAGCGGTATCAACAAAGACTTCTTTGCAATCAACATTAAACACTAAAGCAGGTCAATTAACATCTGCCATCAATAATAACATTCCTACTCCCGCTCCAGTACTTGCGGAACCAATTATTGAAGGAACCACAGTAACTATTGCTCCAGAGTTACCTCAAGGGTACACAGCAAATACTTGGTATTATCAAGTAGTAACAGATGATCCTAATGCAGAGAATCCATATGAAGGTGGAACATATAATACAGATGGTGCTCCAGAGTCTATTGAGTTAACTGGTTTAACAGAAGGTGCTACTTATACTATTAGAGTTGCTAACTGGTCAGGTCCTGTAAGTCAGTATACTGAGACTGTTATTTCTATACCCGCTTCACAAAGTTCTAACTTAACTGGTGGAGGAGTATCAGAGCCTCCTGCCATTGAGCCACCAGCAGAAGAGCCACCAGCAGAAGAGCCACCAGCAGAAGAGCCACCAGCAGAAGAGCCACCAGCAGAAGAGCCACCTGCTGAGGAAGCACCTGCTGAGGAACCACCTGCTGAGGAACCACCTGCTGAGGAACCACCTGCTGAGGAAGCACCATTAACTGTTGAAGAAGTAGTTGAATTAATAGAAGATTTGATTGGTAGTGGAGAAATTACTGCAGCAGATGCAGAAGCAGTTTTGGATGCACTTGCAGCAGATGGTGAAATTTCAGTATCAGAAGTAAATAATCTTTCTGAAGCCCTCACTGAAGATGGAACTTTTACACTTGCAGAAAAAGAATTGGTTGCAGATGCACTTGTTCAGTCAGCAGAGGGTGAACCTGTTACTGCTGCAAATATTGAGGCAGCGGGACTTGAATATCGTGATCTTCCACCACAGATTCCAGTAGAAGTAAGAGAAGATGCAAATGGTAATCCAGTAGTCATTACTGCTGAAGTTGCTTCATCCCTTCTAACTCTAGAATCTCCCGCTGCTTTGGTAGGAGCAATTGCTGGATGTTTTAACCCAGATGAGGCTATTGAAGGTTTAACAGAAGAACAAAAATGTGAGGTATTATTAGCACTTGCAAGCATTGGCGCTGATATGTCACCGCAAGAACGACAAACGGCTAAAGAAGTCCTTGTAGCAGCAGTGCTAGTTGGACAGGTCATAGTTGGTAGTGCAATGATAAGGAGAAGATAATGAACTGGTTAAAAAAGAGAATCATAGTATAGTATAATGGAGGGTATGAAAACCCTTCGTAGCCTACTAGTTATATCACTATTAGCCCTATCCCTTACTGGATGTGCTAATAAGTATCGTTATGAGTGTCAAGATCCAGCAAACTGGAATAATGAATCATGTAATCCACCAACCTGTCTAGGGTATGGAGAGTGCGTAAACGATATTTATGGCTATGATCCAAGAGAGGTAGAAAAATGAAACAAAAATACACATCAGATGAATTAGACGCAAGATTAAAGTTTTTTCTTGGTCTAACACTAGGAACAATTTTACTATTTACAACTATGGGTATTTTATATGCCCTTGTTTTTGTAACACAGCCAATTGGTGCACAGTCAGAAAATGATAAGATGTTCTTCAATGTTTTGTCATCAGTTGCTACATTTATTACTGGAACATTGGCTGGTATTTTAATTGGTAGAGATGGTGCAAAAGATATTATGGCTGCACAAATTACCAACAAGGAAGTAGATGCTAAGAATACTCAAGCAGATAAAAAATTAGAAGCAGAAATTGATGCTACAGCAGCACGTTTAGCAGCAAAACCAGATGGACAAATGCCAGAAGAACAACCAGTTGATACAGATTGGGATAAATAAAAATGGCAGAACA